CCTCGCTAAAGATGGCCGTCGTGTCACCATGAGAGCAAACACCATGGAAATTGAAAAAGTCAACGTCGGAGAGCGTGTAATTCGTGCAGCATCACAAGGCTCACCAAACTACACAAACACTGGCGCAAGATTTACAAAGGTTGAACTAACAACAAAAAAGATTCGTCTTGATTGGGAAGTAGCAACTGAAGCACTTGAAGACAATATTGAAGGCGGAGCATTGGAAGATCGTCTAGTACGATTAATGACCAACGCATTCGGTAACGATATTGAAGATCTTGCTATCAACGGTGATGGAGCAACAGGAGATTTCTTGTCCATCATGTCTGGTTTCGTAAAGCAAACTCGTGGAACAGTAGGAAATGCTGCTCACGAATATGCTGCAACAGTATCAGACAACAACTTTACCACATCAGTAATGCAAGGCTTGCTATTAGCAATGCCTCGTAAGTACCGTGCACTTAAGAGCAATCTTAAGTTCTACGCAGGTACTGATGCTTTTGCTGGTATCGTTCGTAACAACGGTACATTAGCAGATGCTATCTCAGCAGCGTTCTCTGATCGCACTGGTAGCACACAGCAAAACCGTCAAGATTACATGGATGGTGCTGCACAGACATTTGGTAATGCACGTACAACTCGTGTACTAGGTGTAGATGTACTAGAAGTTCCTTACTACCCAGCAGGTTATGTTGATTTAACATTCCCTTCTAACCGTGTATGGGGCTTCCAGAGAGACATCACTGTAAACCGTGAATACAAGCCAAAGAAAGACACAATTGAATACACAGTATTCGTACGATTTGGTCTTGCTTGGGAAGAACTAGATGCAGTCGCTTATGTTGACTCAGATAGTGCTGATTCCTAAAATATAATCATCACGTACTAGGGAGGACGGCATAAAACCCGTCCTCCTTATTGTCTTTCTGATGGTATAATTACAGATGAGCATGGGAGAAAAAATGAATTTAACAATGGATCAATTAAAAGATAAGACAGTTATGGCACTAAAGGCATATGCAAAAAAAAATAACATAGAATTATTTGAATCAAACACAAAACTTGAAATTTTAGAAATCTTGGCTAGTTGGATTCCGCCAGAAATAACAGAAGAAACTGCAGAAAAAGCAGGTAAAAATAAAGACTTAACAAACAAAGTAGCATTACACTCAGACAGAAATCTTCATATGGATGGTTTGGGAGCATTGAGCGTGGGGTATAACATAGTCTCAAAGGAGGCATCGGAAAAGTGGCTTACTCACAGGTTAGTACGAATAGCACAACCTGAAGAAGTAGCATCTTATTACGCTAAAGTATAATGTCAGTAGTCCTTCGTTTACCTCCGTATCCTTTAACTGTTAAGTACACAGTTCCAGACGCTAATGCCAAATACGTTATAGTTGTTGAAGATGTCGCAGAGCAATCAGAAACTGTTTCTTATAGAACATCAAATGCCAGCAAGCAAGTTACTTATACATTAGATGATGATTTTATTAAATATGATAAATCGTATGCTCTGACAATTCATGAAGATTTAGAAGAAAGCGGAATGGTTGTAGGAGATCGTGGAGATATAGTTGTTGAAGATAACCTAGAAGTAAAGCGTCCATACGTAGATCCTACACTTTTAGCAGCAGCAAACAATCAAACATCTGCAACAGAAATTGCTAAATACACAGAATATGAAAATTTAGCAAGAGCAATCATTGATTCAATAACTGGTGGTTTTTATTATGAGCGTGAATTTTTTGAAATTGTTGGACAAGAAGTAGATTATATTCCACTTTGGAAAAAAGTACATAAAATATTAAGGGTATACGAAAACACAGAATTAGTTTATGATATATACAATCCAGATGGCCCAACTGTAGGAGACTACACATACGTAATTACTAAAGACAAGACCGCACTCACAAAAGACCCAACATCAGCAGAAGGTGCAGTAAATAGAGCAGAACAACGACCAGCAAGAATGCCACTTGGAACGTCAGACTCTTTTTCACTTTTTGATACAGAAGACAGTGGAAACACTATGACTGTAACTCCTGGAGTAGCATTTCCAGCGGGTATAGATCTTATATTATTATTAGAAACTGGATACAAGGTAGTGCCTATTGATATTCAAGATGCTACAAAGTTATTAGTTGAAGATATTAGATGCGGTAAATTAGATTATTATAAGAGATATATTAAAAACTACAGCACTGATCAATTTAAAATTCAATACGATGCAAGAATGATTGAGGGTACTGGAAATATTATTGTAGACAAAATTTTGTCTAAATATATTAATAATATTGTTCGTCCTGGAGTATTGTAATGGATGTATGCGAAGTCACAGACTTTATGTTTCCCATGAAGGCTGACATCTACTTCCCAATTCTTGCACAAGGTGGTTATGGTCAACCTACAAAAAACTGGGTATACGATAGAACAATTACCTGTAATGCTACATCTGTAGGTGGAGCAGGAACAGAAGATGTCAAACCAGATAATTTTTTAAAATATGAAAACAAACTTATTGCAAGAACAAAAGCAGATCCAAGAGTTTCTTCAAACAGTGCAAATAACGCAACAACAAACATACTTATAACAAATATTAGAGATGCATCCGATACTATTATTTACAAAGAAACAGCGGGAGCAAGATCAGGCAAAGGAACAATCTACGAAGTAGCAACAGTTGAACCTTTTACTGGACCATTTGGATATACCGAATATTACAAGATGTTATGGCGCAGGGCTGAAAATCAGACTGTAGGTGATTAGTGATAGCAAGAACAAGCACGGTATCCTTTACTAAACAAATGAATAATATTATTAATTATTCTCTTGGATTTTTAGAAGGCGTTGATCGTGGCAAAAAGATATTTTTTGATAGATTAGGTGCAGGGGCTATTCAAGCATTAGCACAATATATTGATGTACAAGCCAGGGCAAATCCAAAAGCACTACACCATGTCTATGAGTGGAATCAAATTAGCAGTCCTAGCGCAAGACTATTTAATTTAGACTACACAGTTAGCAACTTAGGACTTTCCGTTAAATCTACATTTAAACAATCAAGAACTGTTTCTGAAAATATGAATACCCCGTTTTACAATAAAGCAAAAATTATGGAAGAAGGAATTCCAGTAATAATTACTCCAACAAAATCTAAAGCATTAAGGTTTAATGGACCAAATGGAGAAGTATTTACAAGCAAACCAATTAAAGTTGACAACCCAGGAGGAGACCCTGTTATTGGTGGTTTTGAATCTACATTTGATGAATTTATGACTAGATACTTTAAACAATCTTTTTTAAGAGCATCTGGAGTTTATGACTATATTAAAAAACCTACACTCTATAAGAAAAATATCAAGGCTGGTTCAGTAGCGGGTAGAAGTAAAGGAATTGACACAGGCTTTAAATGGATAACTAATGCAACAATTGGGGTAGAATAAGACTATGACCATACTACCTGATATTGAAGATAGACTAACTGATACTGGATTTCCACCAACCTTTTTAAACAAATATATTTTGTCTGAGTTAGAGTATTATGGACTTATATCAGATATAGATTTAATAAATCCAACTCCAATGATTCCAGCACAAGTTTCAACAAACATTGAAGACTTGTATAACGATAGTATTCAAATCAGACAAGCAGAAAGTCCTATTTTAATTGTTTATGATAGATTAATGAGATTTAGGCCTACTTCGTTTTATTTACACAAAAGAGAACAATTGATATATTTTATTTATTCTACAGACGTTGGCAAGTTAATAGACACTGTTCGTGTTATATCAAGTGCCCTTGATCGTGAAGACTCTTCAGCAGAAGACGTAAATGCTTATAATTTTATGAATCCAACTTTAACAATAAGCAGTCCACCAATTACATATTCTTCCAAAACCATATCAAATAAAGCACTTACAAATAAATTTGCCACAATAACAACATCTACAGCCCATAACCTTGAAGTAGGAGATGCTGTAGAAATCACAGGGCTAGACGCCACGTTTAATGGTATTCACTATGTTAGAAATGTACCATCAGCAACAACATTTAAGTTTAAAAAAGATGCAGCAAATGTTGCTTCAATAGCAGCATCAGGGTCTGTTTTACAAAAAGAGTATATCCCCTATAATATTGCATTCCATAGTACGAGGGTATATCAAGCAGACGAAAGCAGAGACGTAGCAGAACTAGCCTCAGCAAGGACTCTTTTTGTAAACAAGTTAATTGTTGAGTA